CAGAGGGAGCCGATCAGCAACTATCGTTGACGGATGCGCGCGGGCTCGTCGGGCGCGCGACCTCCAATCTCGATCAGATGGTGCCCTGATGGCTGATCTTGGCTACATCGGCGCGGCGGTGCCTGTCCGCAAAGTTTGGGCATCAGGAACGACGCTGTTCCACGTCGCGGCCATTGAACTTGGCGACGCTTCGCAATGGTATCGCGTCGCCGAAATCAACGGCATCACGGACCCATGGGTCGGAGCCGCGACACAGCTACTTATCCCCGCGCCGGCTACGTCGAACGGCGGAATTCTGGGGGCCTGACATGCCAGTCACCTCCGGTGCACGGACGATCACCGCCTTTCTGCGGGTCGATGGCACACCTATGCCGGTCGAAAGCCTGTCGGTGACACTGCCGGCGGAGCGAAAATCCGCGACGTGGGAAGCGACAACCGCTGTGTCGGCTTTGCCGGCAGGATTGGGCGAAAGCTATTGGGCGTCGCAGTCCCCGCAGTCGATCGATTGCGTTGTGTCGATCAACGGCACTGAAACGGTGTTGATGTCAGGCATTCTTGACACGGCCGAAGCCCCGCTCCACGAAACGAAGATCCATTTCACCGGGCGGTGCAAATCCGCCGCGCTTCATCACACGAAATCGCGCGAAAAGTGGACGAACAAGAAACCTGAGGAGATCATCAAGGATCTCGCCGGTCGCGTCGGTCTTTCGGCCGACATCGACAGCTACGGGATCAAGGCGGGCCGCTTTGCCCAGATCGATTGGGCCGAGATTGCCCACGGTCATTCCTATGCCGAGGTGATCCATAAATATGCCGATCTGATCGGGGCTAGGTGGTGGGTCGATGGGTCGACGCTGCATATCCACACCGACCCGCAATCTGGCGTCTATGACGTCAATTATGTGCGCGGTGCGCCGGACGTATCGGACGCGAAGTCAGTCACGGTGACCCGCAATTTCCACGCAGCAAAGCCGGCAGAGGTGACGACGCATGGTTGGGACAGCCGACAAAAGAAGGTCGTCAAATCGAAATCGACAGTCTCGGGAACCGGTGACACCATTGTTTATACCCATGAGCATCACGGCATATCGCCTGAGCACGCCGCCAAACATGCCAAGGGCAAAGCAAAAGAGCATGCACGCAACGAGTTTACAGCCCACATCGAGCTCGTCGGCGATACATCCCTCGCGCGCGCCGTCAAGCTGAACCTGACCGGCAATGCCTGGGCGGCGGCCTACGAAATCGACAGCATCACGCATCACGTCCAGACCGGCAGCGGGTTCACTTCGTCGATCTCTTGCAAGGGCCCAAAGACAGGAAGGACGCCGTCATGAGCGACTTGATTGCCTTGATCCGCAATGAGGTTGAACGGGCGGTTCGAAGCCGGTTCACCAAGCAATATGGAACAGTGAGCAGCTACGATCCAACGAACCACACTGCGAAGGTGATGGTCCAGCCAGCCGGCTATGAGACCGGATGGGTGCGTGTCTCGGAAGGCCACATCGGAAACGGTTGGGGTATCGTTTCAGGGCTACAGGTCGGGGATCAGGTCACGCTCTCCCCCGTAGATGGCGATATCAATGCGCTTGAGATCACCGGCCGCACACACTCTGACCAGGACAAGCCGCCCACAGCGCAATCCGGCGAGATCGTGATCCAGCACACCTCTGGCGCAATGATCAAAATGGCCGCAAACGGCGACGTTACGCACCATTCCGCCGGAAACATCAACATTACCTCGAGCGGGATCGTCAACATCAATGGGTAACCCGGTCGCGCGCCTCGGCGACACATCATCGCATGGCGGCACGATCATTACGGCCGCCTCGAAAACCAAGGTCGAAGGGCAGTTCATTGCCCGTGTTGGAGATCTCCACTCATGCCCCGTTCCATTCCACGGGGTGACGCCGATCATCTCCGGGGCGGCGCAATTTACCTGCGAAGGCGCGGCAGTCGCGCGCACAGGGTCCATGACGGGTTGCGGCGCGACGATCATCGGCGGCGCGACGAAGACGGTAACGGGGTGACGACGTGGCGGATTTGTCGCTTGAATGGAACGCTGATTTTCAGCCGACGGCCACTGGCGATTTGCTGCTCTGCGATGGCGATACGCAAGCCGAACAGCGCATCGTGCGCCGGCTTCTCACGGCGGTTCAAGGTTACATTTTCCATCCTGAGTTCGGTGCGGGTCTTCCGCAGCGTATCGGGCGGCCGGGGCGTGTCTCGTCGATCAAGGCAATCGTCAAATCGCAATTGACGCTCGAATCCGCCGTTAACCCACGGTTTCAGTCAACCGTTTCCGTGGCCGAGCCGACGCCAGGTTCTGGCCTTTTCGTGATTTCGATCTCGTTCCAGTCGAGATCTGGGAAACAAGTCTCGCTCTCTTTCGACACGGGGTCGTGACCGCATGGCAAATCTGCCTACCCGTTCGCTTTCCGCGATCGTCCAGTCATTTGCCGCCGGGGTGCAAGGACGCGCCGCTGCGCTGATCGATTTCTCGGTTGGCTCGACACTGCGTGCAATTGCCGAGGCGACGGGCGGCGTTTCGCTGTGGCTGCAGTCGGTGGCGCTGCGAATCCTGCTCACGACGCGCGCCGCCACGTCAACCGGCGCAGACCTCGACAGCTTCGTCAACGACTTCGGCGTCACCCGTCTCGGGGCGACCTACGCAAGTGGCCCGGTTACCTTTACGCGGCTCACGGCATCGGCGACGGTCGTGATGATTCCGGTCGGCACACAGGTTCGGACGGCAGACGACAGCCAGATATTCGTCGTCACGGCAGACCCGACGAATGGGTCCTATTCCGCCGGATCGAACGGTTACGCTCTGGCCTCAATGGTCGGGTCAGTGACGGTGCCGGTGTCCGCCCTGACGGCTGGCACAGGCGGCAACGTCGCGGTCGGCGCAATCACACAGGTGTTGTCGACGATCCCAGGTATCGACACGGTTTCGAATGCCTCGGCCTTCACGAATGCCGCCGACGGCGAAAACGACGCAGCTTTGCGAATCCGGTTCAGGGCCTTCATTGCACAGCTTTCGAAGGCGACACGATCGGCCGTCGCCTTTGCGATCTCATCGCTCGGGACGAACCTGCAATACACGATCACAGAGAATTATACGCTGGCCGGCGTCTATTTCCCCGGGTCGTTCTATGTCGTGGTCGACGACGGCAGCGGCGCTCCGCCGGCATCGACAATCTCTGCGGCGCAATCGGCAGTCGATGCGGTGCGTGCGCTCGGGATCTCGATCGCGGTTTACCGCCCGGTCGTCATCTCCGCCAATGTCGCGATGTCGATCACGACCGCGCCCGGCTACACGCATTCAGACGTCATTGCGCTTGTCGTCAATGCACTCACACAGAACATCAACACGCTCGGTCTCGGCAATTCGCTTCCCTACACGCAACTGATGCGCTGGGCCTATCAAGCTTCGCCGGGCGTCACAAACGTGACCGGCGTCACGCTCAATGGCGGAACGGCCGATCTGACCGCCACCTCCAACCAGACGATCAAGCTCAACAATCTGATCATTTCCTAAGGCGGCCTGATGAGCGTCGGCGACAGCAATGACATGCTTCGGAGGCTGAAAAGCCTTCTGCCTGCGCGGTGGCTGAATGAGAACGCGACCAACGGCCTCGCCGTCTTGGGCGCGATCGGGGATCAACTTGCGGCGGCCTATAGCCTTTTTCAATTCGCTGCGTCTCAAGCGCGGATTTCCACTGCGACCGGCGCGTTTCTCGACCTGATCTCGTTCGACTTCTTCGGCCTCAAGCTTCGCCGCCGTGTCGGCGAAGCGGATACAAGCTTTCTTGCCCGCATCAAGCGCGAGCTGTTCCGCCCGCGAGCGACCCGCGCGGGCATGATGCAGGCACTCACCGATCTGACCGGCAAAGCGCCTATCATTTTCGAGCCGCGCAATCCGCTCGATTGCGGTGCATGGGATCTAGCCGGCGGTTATGCGGGCTCAAGCGCATCAGGCGGCGGTGGCGCTGGTTTCGATGGCTATTCCGGCTGGGATGCGAACGCGTGGGACTTTGATCCG